AAGGAGTGGCTCCATCTGGTGACGCAGCGCATGCAGGTCGTGTTCGCGGCGACGAACCTCTACAACGTCCTCCCGATCATCTACGGCGATATGGGCGTCTTCGGCACCTCCGCGATGAGCGTGCTCGAAGACCCACGGGAACTCTTCCGGTGCTACGCCTATCCGATCGGGAGCTACGCCCTTGGCCTCGACGCGCGCGGGATGGCGACGACTTTCGTGCGCGACTATGAGCTGAGCGTGCGCCAGGTCGTCGAACAGTTCGGGGTCCGCCGGGGCTACAGGGACATCGACTGGTCCAATATTTCGACGACCGTCAAGAACCTGTGGGATCGCGGCCAGTATGAATCGCCGATCGAGGTCTGCTGGGTGGTCATGCCGAACGAGGACGCCGACCAGAATCGCCTCGAGGCCGAGTACCTCCCGTGGGCGAGCTGTCATTTCGAGCAGGGCGAAGGGCGCGAAGATCGATTCCTGCGCGAGAGCGGCTTCCGCACTTTCCCGATTCTGGCGCCGCGCTGGGATATCACCGGCGAGGACACGTACGGGACCGACTGCCCGGGGATGACGGCGCTGGGCGACGTGAAGCAGCTCCAGATCATGCAGCGGGAGAAGGCGAAGGCGGTCAAGAAGATGGTCGATCCGCCGATGATCGGTCTGCCGGAGCTCCGGACGCAAAAGACGTCCATCCTGCCAGGCGACATCACCTACGTGCGGGAACCGCAGCATGGATTCAAACCGGCGCATGAAATCTCGCTGAACCTCGAACACCTGGTCCGCGACATCGGGGAGACCCAGTACCGGATCCAACGGGCGTTCTACGAAGACCTGTTCCTCATGCTCGCGCGGTCTGACGAGCGCCTCGGGGCGATGCGGCCCACGGCGCGCGAAATCGAGGAGCGACACGAGGAGAAACTCCTCGCGCTCGGGCCGGTCCTCGAGCGTACGAACGACGAGCTGCTCAATCCGCTCATCGACCGAGTCTACCTGCTGATGGAGGAGTCCGACCCGCTAACTGATCCCGAGAACAAACTCATTCCGCCTGCGCCCCCGGAGCTGCAGGGTATTGCGCTGAAGGTCGAATACATCTCGGTCATGGCGCAGGCACAGAAGCTCGTCGGCGTCAGCGGGCTCGACCGATTTGTCACAGCCGTCGCGCCTATCATGCAGGCCGACCCTTCCGCGCGTCACAAGGTCGATGTGTTCCGCATCATCGACAGCTATGGCGATTCACTCGGCATCGATCCGCGGATCGTGCGGACGACGGAACAGGCGGAGCAGCTGGCCGCGGCCGAGGCCCAGCAGCAGCAAGCGATCGCGGACGCGCAGCAGGCGATGGCGCTCGCGAAGGCGGCCAAGGACGCCTCCGGGGCGCAGATGGGAACCGATTCCGCGCTCGACCGCGTGGTCGGCGGCGTGGCAGGCGTCGCCCCAACGGTGGGGCAATAAAGGAGCAACATGGACGGGACCCTTTCGGCAGTCGGTTCCAGCCCGGTCTTCCTCGTGCGTCCTGGACAGTCCTTCACGTACGCGGTCACTGTCGCGGCTGAAGAGGCCTTCATCGGCACGGTGCGGCTCGAACGATCCCGCAACGGAGGCCAGACGTGGGAGGGCGAGTGTTTCGTCGGGACGGAAGAGGCCCCACTCGAGGGCACGATCGCCTCCGGGACGGTCGTCAACAGCTACCAGAAAGCTGAACGGTATCGCCTGAGCGTGGAGGAGATCGACGAGGCGAGCGACGACGTCGCGTACGCCTTCACGGAGGCTGTCGATGTCGTCGAGCGGTTCGTCAATGCCGAGGGCGTCGAGGTGCTCACCCTCACGGACGAGGGGATCGCGACCCCGAAGGTGACGGCTGACGCCCTGGTCGCGCCGGGACATCTGATTGACTTCTCGGCTCTGCCCGCGACCGACCCGGAGATCGCCGGCCTGCTGTGGCTAGACACCGGCGTCTTGAAGATTTCGACCGGGCCGGCGTAGAACGGAGTCTTGATGGCTGAACGCGCACTCGTGCGGAACGTGGCGGACCCGCAACAGGTTGCCTACGGCAAACGCAAAGAGAAAGAGCGCGAGGCGCGGTCACTCGATGCGCTGCGGGCCGTCTTGCGAACGCCGGCGGGGCGCATCGTCGTATGGGATTTGCTGACGCGGGCGGGCATCTTCCGTTCGATCTGGGATCCGTCCGCAAAGGTCCATTACAACGCGGGACGTCAGGATTTCGGGCACGAACTCCTCGCGTCGTGCCTGGAGGCCGACGCGGAGGCGTACCAGCTCATGGAGCGCGAGATGCGTGCGTGGCAACGGGGCCAGGACCGGGAGACCGCCGCCGTGCAGACGCCGCGGGCCGTGGACGGTGAGGAGCCATGAAGTTCTCGAAGAGCGTCTATCGGCACGCCGACAAACCAGGGGCTGGCGCGAAGAAGCGCCGCCGCCTGAAGGGGGGCGCGAGGGTCCACGCCGTGATGGGTGAGTTCAAACGCGAAAGGCTCCGATCGGGATCGGGGCAGAAGGTGACGAAGCACGCGCAAGCCGTCCGGATCGGGATGGAGGAAGCGCGGCGCGCATCGAGACGAAGACGATAGCGAACTAGGGGTCCGGCTCCTTAAGTGCTGCCGGTGATGGATGTCACCGGCAGGGGTGAAAAGCCTGGGCCGGTCCCTTTAACCTTGTGAGGCCGTCTAGCTCACGGCTCCTCACGCCAACAAGAACGAAGGCCCGCTCTCTGTGCACAGCGGAGGGCGGGCCTTTTTGTTGGCTGCATCAACACGGACACCTGGAGGAAGCGATGGCAGGAGACAAGACGGCGGGCGCGCAGGGTCACACCGACAGCGCCGCCGGGAAGACCACTGAGACCACCCTGGCGACCGGCGCCGTTGCGGCCGGCGCAGAGGGCGAACCGAGCAAGACCGCAGCAGCCGGCAAGGGTGACACCACGGCCGCTGCGGCGGGTGCGGAAGGCGCGAGGGGCACAGCAGGCGCGGAACCCGGGGGCAAGGCCGCCGAGGTCAAGGCCGAGGCGAAGGCTCCCGAGAAGTACGTGCTCACAGTCCCCGACGACGCGGCCGCGTTCGTCGACGACGCGGATCTGAAGTATCTCAAGGACGCTGCGCGCAAGGCTGGCTGGTCGAACGAGGACGCGCAGGCGGCCCTCGAGGAGCACGTCGCCACGGTCAAGGCGCAGTCCGATCGCTGGGCCGCCGAGACGACAGCCGATTCCGAGTACGGCGGCGACAGGCTCGTCGAGACTCAACGGCTCGCGCGCGCGGTCATCGACCGCGTTCGTCCGGCCGGGCACGCACGGCGGGATCCTTTCCTTCGCTTTCTCGGACGCGGAGGAGCCGGCAATCACGTCGAGGTCATTTCGTTTCTCGCGGACCTCGGCAAGCTGATGGGCGAAGACGCCCCCGGGCATTCGCGGGCGACGGGCGCGGAGTCGAAGGAGCCAGCGAAAAGGCTCTACGACCACCCGACGTCAATCACGCTCGACGCCTCGCGCGGCGCGTAGGCGGCTCGACCCATCGAGGAGTACTCGCATGTTCAAGTACGTCAAAGCCGCCGCGCTGGTGGCTCTTTCGCTCGTCTTCGCGTTCGTCGCGCGAGCGATTCTCGGCGAATGTCTGGCCGGCACTGGTGCGGTGCAGTACGGCGCGGCGCTCGGGGTCGGCGCCCTGACGCTGACGGATTGGGCGAAGCGGCTCGATCCGGACGGGAAGGTCCCGTTGATTGTCGAGTTGCTCTCGCAGACGAACGAGCTGCTCGATGACATGACGTTCATCGAAGGCAACCTCCCGACCGGCCACCGGACGACGATCAGGACCGGATTGCCGGCGGTCTACTGGAGGATGCTGAATCAAGGCGTCCCGCCGAGCAAGAGCACGACGGCGCAGATCGATGAACAGGCCGGCATGCTGGAAGCCTGGTCCGAAGTGGACAAGGACCTGGCGATCCTGAACGGCAACGTCTCCTCGTTCCGGCTCTCGGAGGCACACGCCTTCCTGGAGGCGATGAATCAGGAGATGGCGAGCACGCTCATCTACGGCAACGGCGGCCTCGCGCCCGAGGAGTTTACCGGGCTGGCGCCGCGCTACTCGGCCATCAGCGGCGCGACGAATGCCGACAACGTGATCGATGGTGCCGGGTTCGGATCGGACAACACGTCGATCTGGCTCGTCGCGTGGAATCCGCAGACCGTGACGGGCATCTTCCCGAAGGGGTCGAAGGCGGGCCTCATCCACGAGGACTACGGCGAGGTGACGGTCGAAGTGACCGCCGGCATCGCGGGAAACCGCATGCGCGCCCTGCAGGAGCGCTACCAGTGGAAGTGCGGTCTGGTGGTGAAGGATTGGCGGTACGTCGTCCGGATCGCGAACCTCGACGTGTCGGATCTGGCCGGCGCGACGCCGGAAGATTTGATCGCGTTCATGGAGCAGGCCGACGAGATCATCCCGTCGAACCTTGGACGCCGGGTGTTCTATGTCAACCGCCGCATCTCGCGGTGGCTGCGCACGCAGGTCCGCACGGCGGTCGGGACCGGCGGCGGCCTGACCTTCGAGAACATCGCCGGCAAGCGGGTTATGGCGTTCGGCGGCGTGCCGATCCGCAGGGTCGACGCGATTCTCAACAACGAGGCGCACGTCGTCTAGTGCGCGCAGACCTGGGGCGAGCGAACCCGGCGGACGATCGCCGGGTTCACGCTCCGCAACGGAGTCACAGCCAACAAGGAGACTCAGATGTTTCTCGATGCACTCTTGCGGGTCTGCGACGCGCAGGCGTTCGTCGCCGCGGCCGTTTCTCTCAGTTCGATCGACCTCGGCGATGTGACGCCGAGGCGGGAGATCGGCACGGGTGAGCCGATCGGATTCGGCTTCGGCGTCGATGTCGCCGCGTCCTGCACGACCGTCAAACTCGAAATCATCATGGCAACCGACGAGGCGCTCACCGCTGGCATCGTCGTGCTCGCGGAAGCGACACGACTGGCTGCGGATCTACCGGCGGGCGGTTTGCTGTTCTTGGGGATCCCTCCGGGGGCTCCGGCGGCAGGCTTCCTCCGATTCCTCGGCATCCGGGCGACCCCGGTTGGCGGGGCGGCCACTGTGACGTTGACGTCGTGGCTCACGTCGCGGGCGCTGTTCTCGACGGCTGTCAAGGCCTACGCCAAAGGCTACAGCGCCTGAAATCGCCTAAGTTGGGCGATTCACTGACGCGCCGGTCGTCTTCTGGCGGCCGGCGCGGTTCCACGTCACATAGGAGGAAGCGTCATGGCGAAGCGACCAGTTGGAAGACCTGTTCGGCCGGCCGCGACGGCAGGACAGGCGAACCGCCCGATCGCCAAGCCGGCGTCGGCCACGATGGCCGCGCCGCGGACGGTCGGCATCCGGGTCCGGGCGACGCAGCTCGGCTATTACGGTCACACGCGCCAGCGGATCGACGATGTCTTCACGATTGCCGGTACCGTCAATCCTGCGGTCTATCCAGAGGGCCACAAACAAGCCGGGAAACCGCACCGCAGGGCCGGCGAGTTCACCGATTTCAGCCGGCGCTGGATGGAGCGCGTCGATCCCTCGACGCCGGAGAAGACGACGACGCCGAACGAAGCCATCAAGCGGGAACACGACGACATTCTGGCGCTCAAAGCCGTGGGCGCGCAGCCCGGCATGCAGGTCGGGCCGGACGACGTCCCGGCGGATCTGCCGCAGGGTCTCGACAACCCGCTCGGGGCCGACTAGCCCCGTTTCGGCCGCGTTTCGGCTGCGTTAGAGAGGTAAAAGCATGGCCGACAAGGTCATTTATCTGACCTTCCAGGTCTGGCTCGCCGATCGGGACCGCGTCGCCGAGCTCCAGGGGCAGTACCCGACCGGTCGATTCTGCTCGCCGATCGATGCCGCCGAGGAGTACTCGGCCCCGTTCATCGGCTATCCGAACGTCAAGATCCTCAGCGACATGACGACGTCGACGTGGTGCAGCGTTGACGATCCGCACGAGCCCTATCCCATCGACGAGGCGACGTTCGAGCGGAAGACCGGCGGCTTCTTCGGAATCGGCGGCACCACCATCACGTACTACTGGGTCGGCGAGTTCCTGCTGCGCGAGGACCCGAACGCACCCCCGGATGACGAGGGCGAGCCAGTCGAGGAGGACGACCAGGCCACGATCCCGAAGCGGCGCTGGATCGAAGGGTTCGAGGCGCCGGGCCTCGGTGCCTGTGGGTACATCGGGGATACCGGGTTCTTCTACGCGCGCGAGGCCTCCAGGCATGTCGGCGGGATAGGTCTCGCCTACCGCGGCGGCGCGGCGGGACAGCTCACCAGCATCGCGACGCAGAAGTACGACGGGGCGCTCGTGGCGGCCTCGAGCTGGGAGCGGCTCTACATCCGGCTCCGGCAGACCCCGACGACTGGGACCGTCGAGTTCTGGAAGTGCTACGGGTTCCCCACCGCGAACAATGGCTGGACGCGGGGGCGTGCGCACCCTCCTCGGGACGTACGGGTCAATCGAGGAGTGGACCGAACAGGCCGATCACCACGCCTGGGTCCGGCTCGACATGCTCATCGAGTACCTGGCATCAAACTCCAGCCGCTTCAGGCTCTTCATGCGTGGTCAACTGGTCGCGACGCTGAGCTCAGCGAACGGCGGCACGCGGCACCAGTCGTCGTACATCGGCAACACCGCCTCCACCACGAACGATCTCTACCTCGACTTCGACGACTGGACGAATCAGGGCATTCCCCTGAAGGACGCCGTCGAGACGCTGACCAGCAAGGACTGGCTGAGCGGCTCGAGCATTCGGCTGCTCCGAGCGAAGGCCTTTTCGGCCCATCACAACGGGCCGGCGTGGACCGGCGACTACCGGGTCCTGTTGCAACATACCAAGTTCGGCAACACGCCGGCGACGCTGACCAGCACCACGGCGTTGGCGACTCTGGGCGCCGACAGCGACACCGACATCGTGATCGACGCGGAGGCCCAGGCGATTGGAGTCGCCGCGCTGGTCGTCTCGGTCTACAGCGCGCGGGGCAACACGCAAAACGGAGAGCTGGGCTACAGCCTGAACGGCGCCGCGGCCGTGATGACCGCGATCGTCGAGGCCACCGGTCTCACCGCCAACTCCGCGTTCTACACCGTGCCGGGCGACAGCAAGACCCTCCCGGACGTGAGCCCGGTCGAGCTGCTGTACAGGAAGGGCAACGAAACGAACCAGGGCCAGGTCGCCGGGCTCGTCGCGCAGGCCGAGCTCGTCGGCAAGTTCGGCCTGGAGGATTACTTCGCGATCGAGGTGGCCGATATTGTGGACCCGGTGCCGGCGCCGGTCGGGCACCACAACGCACCGTATCCGTACTCGCCCTGGGCGCACAACGCGATGGCCGCCCCGATCTCGCCCTACATCGTCATCGGCGGGACGTACGTCGGCAACGGCACGGGCCAGGATCTGCTGTTCCGGGCGCCGGTGCATTTCTTCTGGGTTCGGCCGGTCTCACCGACCGGGCGGCCGTTCGTGTGGTTCAGCACGATGATTCTCTCCAAAAAGAACTTCGTGCTCGGGTCCGACGGGAAGGTCGTCAACTGCGACCAGAACGTCGCCTACGTCGGCGCGGGCGGCGAAGACGCGCAACAGCAGCAGTACCGGGTCCGGATCGCGGGGAACGACGCCAGCCTGAACGCGGTCGGCATCACGTACGAATACATCGCGGTCTGCGACCCGGGGATGCGGTACCTGCTCAACCTGCAGATCGGCGAGAAGGCGACGCAGGCGAGCGACGTCACGCACCTGATCAACTCGGAGTACCTCCCGGAGTGGGCCTTCATCTACCCCGACGTGACGGCGGTCGGCGGGGCGATCGGCCTCTACGCCAAGGGGCCGGAGCAAGCCGCCGCGACGATCGCCTTTTTCGGCGGGACGGCCGTCGCGAACGCCCTGACCTTCGGCACGGGGGAGATCACCACGCAGGCCGCCCTGCACGCGCTCACCGGCGGGAATGTCGGCCCGATCGCGTTGTTGCTCTACCGGCGGCACGACGGCAACAAGGATACGGGCGAGCCGGGCGTGGTCAATATCGGCAGCTACGTCGGCGACGGCTCCGCCTCGCGGACGGTCAACCTCGCGCCGGCGAGCGGGAAACGGCCGCTCTTTGCGATCTTCGTCGGCGAGAGCGGCGCCACCGGGTACTGGCGCGACCCGTCGCACACCGGCAGCAACAGCAGCAACAACAGCGGCACCGAGGTCACGACCGGCATCACCGGCGGCGGCATCGACCAGGTGTCGGTCGGCTCCAGCCTGAACACGAACGGGGTGCGCTACATCTACTTCGTGCTGTTCGCCGGCACGACCGCGTGCAACAACGGCTGGGGTTGTAACGGTGAGTACATCCACGTCGACGTCTATCCGCCGTACGGCCCGCCCTGGCCACCGGATCCTCCTGAGCCGCCTGAACCCCCGGAGCCACCCGAGCCGCCGGTCGAGCCGCCCGATGACATCGTGACCGACTTCGCCGTCGAGTGTGTCCTCTACACGACGCGCATCGCGAACTATGCGCTGTCGCGAATCGGGATCTCCAAGGAGATTGCGAGCCTCGCGACCGACACGAGCCAGGAAGGCTACACCGCGCGCCTCCACTACGGCATCGACGTCGGCCGTGTCTTGCGGGACTTCCCGTGGGCCTTCGCGACGCGGTACGCGAATCTCGTGCGTGTCGCCGGCACCGAGACCGTCCCCGTCAACCAGGACTGGCAGTACAGCTACCGCGCGCCGACCAACATGATCCTCGCCCGGCGCATCGTCGGCCAGGCGGACCAACGGCGCCGGTACGATCCGACGCCCATCCCGTTCCGCGTCGGCTCGGACGCCACGGGCCAACTGATTTACTGCAACGAGCCGGCGACCGCTGACGTCCCGCTGCAGCTCGAGTACACGTACCGCGTGCCCTGTCCGGCCTCGAGCGGCGACCCGCTGTTCCGCTCCGCGCTGGCCTGGCGGTTGGCGGCCTCGCTCGTGGCGCCGCTGTCGCGCGACGCCAAACTGATTCAGTACTGCGAGGCGATGTATCACGTCGAACTGGCCAAGGCCGCGGCGACGGCCGCCGGCGAGCAGCAACAGGAACCAGACGGCGACGCCGCCTGGATTAGCGGCAGGAACTAGACCGATGGGCCAGAGCGTCATACAACGGTCGTTCGCCGCCGGGGAGCTCGCGCCCGTGCTTCATGCGCGAGCCGATCAAGTGAAGTACACCCTTGGGTTGCGGACCTGCCGCAATTTCCTCGTCCGGCGCGAGGGCGGCGTCAGCAATCGTGCCGGGTTCCGGTTTGTCGATCCGTGCAAGACCAACACGGCGGGCACCCGCCTGATGCGCTACGTGAGCTCCACGGCAGGTCAGAGCTACCTGATCGAAATGGGGCAGGGGTATTTCCGGTTCTTCCGAGAGGGCGCCTCGGTCGATGTGTCCGGCGTGCCGGCCTACAACGGCGCGACGGCCTACGTCCCCGGGGATCTGGTCGCGAGCGGCGGCGTCAACTACTACTGCCACACCGCGACCATCGGCCACGCACCGCCGAACGTCAGCTATTGGCACGCGCTCACCGGCGCCATCTACGAGATCCCGACGCCGTACAGCCTGACGGCCTTGCCGGACTGGAACCAAAGCGGCAACGTCATCACGCTGACTCATCGGACCCAGGCGCCCCGCGAGCTCGTCTTCGAAGGTCCGACCCGCTGGATTCTCCGGCCCGTGACGACGACACCTTCCATTGCCGCGCCGAGCGGTCTGAGCGGGACCGCCGGCGCGGCGGGCCCGAGGACCTACCGGTATAAGGTCACGGCGGCCGCGGAGGACACGTACGAGGAGTCGAACGCTTCCGGGTACTACCAGATCGCCAACTGCGCGGAGCCAACCGAGGACAAGCCGAATGTGCTGAGCTGGTCCCCAGTGGCCGGTGCCGCCGAGTACTACGTGTACTGTGACCCGTACAGCAATGGGACCTACGGCTTCATCGGCACGGCGACCGGCGCGACATCGTTCAAGGATGCGGGGCTGGTGCCCGATTTCGAAGTGACGCCACCCCTGGCCCGCGCGCTGTTTCAGAACTCCGGCGAGTACCCGTCACACTGCGCCAACTATCAGCAGCGGCGGTTCTTCGCCAACAGCGACAACGAGCCGGACGCGATCTGGGGCTCGCGCATCGGCTTCCGGTCGAACTTCGCCATCAGCTCGCCCCTCCAGGATGACGACGCCGTCAGCTTCCGCCTCGCCGGGAATCTGTACCATCCGATCCGCCATCTCGTCGGTCTGAAGTCCGGCCTCATCTTGCTGACCGACGGGGGCGAATGGACCGTCACGGGGAGCGGCGGCGCCGGCAATCCCATCACGCCCTCGAGCCTCGATGCGGTGCAGGAGACCTATGTCGGGATCTCGGCCACCGTGCCGCCGACGGTCGTTGGGAACGCGATTCTCTACGTCCAGGCACGTGGCTCGATCGTCCGCGACCTGCGTTTTGACCAGCAGGTCGAGGGCCTCGGCGGGCGGGACCTGACGATTTGGGCGACCCATCTGTTCGAGCGGCAGACCGTTGTGGCCCTCGATTTCCAACAGGTGCCGCACTCAATCATCTGGTGCGTGCGCTCCGACGGGACGCTCCTCGGCCTGACCTACGTGCCCGATCAAGACGTCTGGGGCTGGCACCGGCACGACACTGATGGGGTCTTCGAGGACTGCTGCGTGATTCCCGAGGATGAAGAGGATGCCCTGTACGTCATCGTGAAGCGGACGATCGGCGGCGCCGACAAGCGCTACGTCGAGCGGCTCGAGCGCCGCGAGATCCGGGACGGCTACGTGCATGCCGAGAGCTTCTTCGTCGACAGTGGGCTGTCGTACTTATCCGCGTATCCGGCGAACCAGTTCAGCGGACTCGATCACCTCGAGGGCAAAGTCGTCGCCGTGCTCGGGGACGGGACGGTCGTCTTCAACGGCGACGCCACCGCGCCGAATGCAGCCAGTTTCACCGTGACGAACGGGGCAATCACGACGCCGGCGAAGTACTGCGCAGTCCACATCGGCCTGCCGATCCAGTACGGCGAGATCGAAACGCTCGACCTCGACGTCCAGGGATCGAACGTGCGGGACAAGAAAAAGCGCGTCGGCTCAGTAACCCTGCTCGTCGATCGGTCCTCGCGCGCCTTCTACGCGGGACCGGACGCGACGCACCTCCGGCAGTACACGCCGCAAGACTGGGAAGGGACGGCGCATCTGACGACGGGCCAGCTTGAGCTGACGCTCACCTCCCAGTACGACCACTACGGGCGGGTCCTGATTCGCCAGGTCGATCCGTTGGCGCTGACCATTCTCGGTGTGATTCCAAACCTCGAGCTCGGAGGATGAGCGCACACAACTAAGGCTAAGTTATGAAACTCGTCAACATGAAGCTGGACGCAAAGGCCCGTGAGAAAACCCCGGCGACGATCGCGGCTGACCAGCCGGTCTATCCCTGGGGCCTGTCGCTGACGCTCGACAACGACAGCCTCGAGAAGCTCGGGATCGATCTGCCGAAGGTGGGCAAGACCCTGATGGTGACGGCGCGTGTCGATGTGACCGGCGTGTCCAGCAACGAAAGCGAAAGCGGGAAGAACCGCTCCGTTTCGCTGCAAATCACCGATCTCTCGGTCTCGCCGGGCGAGGGCGAGGGCGGCGACGCCGCCGAGAAACTGTACCCGAAGGAGTAAGCCGATGGCGGCCTTTACCGCACTCGCTCTCGCCGGCCTGGGCCTCTCGGCCTACAGCCAGTACCGATCCGGCAAGGCGCAGAAGGCGGCGGCCGTCGCCGAGGGTGAAGCCGAGGAGCGCGCGGCGCTGGCCGGACAGCGGGCGAAGGAATCCGAGGCGCAGCTGGCCGAGTACAACGCGGCCGTCGCCTTACTCCAGGCGAAAGACGCCGAAGTGCGGGGCGTGCTCGAGGCGAACCGGTTCCGCCAGCAGGTCAAGCAAGTGATCGGGTCACAGCGCGCCGGCGCTGCGGCCGGCAACATCGACGTCGGGTATGGGTCGACGGTGGACGTCGAGGCGGATGCCGCGTTCCTGGGCGAACTGGACGCGCTCACCGTCCGGACGAACGCCGCACGCGAGGCCTGGGGCTACAAAGTCGAGGCCGAGGACCTCACGCGACGCGCCGCGATCGCTCGGATGGAGGGCGTCAACCTGGCCGAAGCCGGTCGGCTGGCGAAAAAGACGGGGAAGGCCGCCGGCGCGGCCGCGACCAGCGTGGCGACCTGGGGCGCGGCCGGCACGATCTTGTCCGGCACCAGCTCGCTGCTCGCGGCGAAGTACGGGTACGGCAGACGGTGAGGCGGGGAACACGGGAATTTACCGGGAATTATTGCAACGAAGAATAGGCGAAGAGGATGCCAACGGTTCGACGAATCGAGCGCCAAGTCTCCCTGACGGCCTTGCCGGGCGTCCGCAAGACCGCGGGCGCGACGGCGGAGTCTGAAGGCGCCGGCGTCGAGCTCGCACGTGGACGCCTCGAGGCGACCCGGGCAGAGGGTCGCGCGCGGATTGCTGAGGCGATGGCGGGATTCGGCGAACGAGCGGCGACGGTCGGCCTGTCAATCTACGCCCAGATGGAGGAAGAGGAACGCCAGGCGGCGGATCAGACGGCGCTCCTCAAGGCGAGCAATCGCCTGTCCGATTACCTGAATGACCGCCTCTACAATCCGCAGGGCGGGGCCTTCACGCTCAAAGGCGAGGCCGCCTTGCCGCTGCCGGAACAGATCCGCGGCGACTTCGACAAGGTGGCCGGCGAGATCGAGACAACGCTCACCACGCCGGACCAGAAGTTCGCCTGGGCACGGATCCGCGCGCAGGAGTGGCAGTCGACCGACCTGGCCGTGCGGCGGCACGTTTCCAGCGAGATAGAGGCCTTCCGCGCGAGCGAGCTGAAGAGCCACGTCGAGAACTCGGTCAACGCGGCGATCCAGAACTTCGCGGACCCCAAGCTGTTCGCCATCGAGCTCCAGAAGGCGACGACCGCGATCCGGCGCAACGCTCCGTCGCTCGGGTTCGGCCCGGAGGCCGTCGAGGCGCAGGTCAAGGCCGTGCAGTCGCAGGCGCACCTCGGCGCGATCGCTAATCTCCTCGCGCGCGACCAGGACCAGGCGGCGCAGGCGTGGTTCGACGCGGCGAAGGACCAGATCGCCGGCGACCAATGGGACACCGTCCAGAAGGCGCTCGAAGAGGGCACCCTGCGCAAGCAGTCGCAGAAGGCCGCCGATGACATCATCCGGGCCGGCGGGACACTTGCCGAGCAGCGCGAGAAGGCCAAGGCGATCGACAACGCAGACGTGCGCGACCAGACTCTACAGTACGTCGAACACGACTGGGACGTGAACCGGACGCAGGCACGCGAGCAGGATGCAGCTCTCAGTCTGAGGGCCTACAACGTCTTCGAGCAGTCGGGTTGGAACATCCGAGTGGTCGAGCGCCTGCCGTATTGGACCCGACTTGATCCGGATGTGCGGAACTCGATGCAGGCGATTGCGACGCGGAAAGCCAAGGGCGAACCGATCGAGACGGATCCGTCGACTTACTACGACCTGATGCAGATGGCCGGCGATCGACCCGAGGAGTTCGCAACGTTCAACCTCATGACCAGGCGACACCTGCTCGACGAGGGCGATTTCAAGCAGCTCGCGACGCTGCAGGTCTCGATCAAGGCCGGCGACCGCAACAAGACCGAGAAGGAGCTCGCCCCGTTCCGCACCCGCATCCAGCTCGTCGACGACACGCTCACCCTGCACGGGATCGATCCGAATGCGAAGCCGGACACGGCCGAGGGTAAGGCGATCGCGCAGCTGCGCCGCATGGTGGACCGCCGCGTGGAGTTCCTGCAGGCCGGCGGAGCCAAGGCGTCGAATCAGGACATTCAGGCCGAGATCGACAACCTGCTCTCGCGGTCGGTCACGGTCCGCGGGTCGTGGTGGAACATTTTCCCCGGCGGGAAACCCTTCTGGGACGAACAGAAGCGCCTGCTCGAGCTGACCATCGAGGACATCCCCGACAGCGAGCGGAACCTCATCGAGGCGGCTTTGCGCGCGCGGAACCGGCCCATCAGCGATGCGACGGTCCTGGACCTGTACCTCGAGACCGTGCTCCGGAGTAAGAAGTAGATGCCGCTCAACCTCTACGACGAGGCGCTCGAGACACTCGACGACCAGGACCAAGAGAAGCCGAATCCGTACCTCCAGATCCTCGACTCACTGGACAACGCCCGGACCCGCGCGATGCGCACGGCCGTCATTCAGGCGCACGAGATCACGCCCGATCGGGCCGCGCAGGTGCGCCGCATCTCGGACGTCACCGGCCTCGCGCCGGAGGTCGTCGATCGCAACTTCGACGATCTCTCCAGGCGCGTCACGGTCGAGACCACGCCGTACGCCGAGATGCAGCGCGACACGCCCAAACTGGCCGAGTGGGCGGCGGATCCCCACAATGCGGCGCTCGCGAAAGACGACATGGAGCAGCTCGGCCTGCTCGACTGGATCGTCTCGGCGCCACCGCGGGCCTTCCGCCAGGGCGTCGCACAAAACGAATTCGGCCGTCTCAACTATCAGGCGCTCTTCCGGAGCCTGACCAAGGCGGAGCACGAGCGGCTCGAGCGGCTGCGAGGCGAGATGGAAGCCGGCGGGGCGCTCGGCGCCGGCAAGAGCTGGTTCCGCCAGGCCGTGACCGGCCTCGCGCAGCAGATCCCGATATTCTCCAGCGCGATCGTCCAGGGCCTGCGGTACGGAATCCCCGGGGCCGTCACGGCAGGCACCGCCGCCGCGATCGCCGGCCAACTCGGGCCGCAGGTCGCCGCGCCGGAAGAGGTCGTCACCGTTCCCCTCGCGTTCGGGGCCGGCCTGACGGCCGGGGCTGTCGTTGGAGCGGGCGAATACACGGCGCAGATCGAGGCCGGCCTGGCCTACGACGAGTATCTCGGCTTCAAGCCGGACGAGTCCGGTCGCCCGCTCGATCCCGAGACCGCCAAGGCGGCCGCGTTGCTGGTCGGCGTGTTGAACGGCATGATCGAAGTCGCTCAGCTCAGCACACTCGCCAACACTATCCCTGGCATCCGGCAGTTGAAAGGGGCGCTGGCACGATCGGCGGTGAAACAGGTCCTCCGCAATCCGACGATCCGGGCCGCCCTGTCGGAGGCGGTCAAGTCGTACGCGGGCACGCTCACGAACGAAACCGCCCAGGAAGTTGCGCAGCGCATCGTCACGATCACGGGCGGCGAGCTCGCAAAAGTGGCGAGCGGGCAACAGGGGACCTTCCGGTCGGCGCTTGACATTGCATCTGACGTCGCGCGCGAAGCCGAGCAGTCGGCGCTGGCGTTCTCGCTGATGGTTTTGCCGGGCCCGGCGATGCACGTCGCGATCCAGAGCCGCCGGGCAATCAGGGCGCAGCACAACGCCGCTCTCATCAACGCGCTCACTGAAGGCGTCGCGAACTCGAAGCTCGCCAAGCGGCTGCCGCAGGCCGCGCAGGCCTTTCTCGCAGAGGCCACGAAAGACGGGCCCGTCGAGACACTGTACGCGCCGGTCGGACCGTTCACCCAGTACTGGCAGTCCCAGAACCTCGATCCTCGCGAGGTCGCCAAGGAACTCACTGGGAGCACCGAGGCCTACGACACGGCGGTCCGGACCGGCGAGGATCTCGCCATTCCGACGGCCGCCTATGCCGTCAAAGTCGCCGGCACCGAACATCACACGTTCTTCGCGCAGGAGCTCCGGCTGGGCCCGGATGAGATGAATCTGCGCGAGGCCGCGGTCTTCCGCGAACAGCTCGCACAGCAAGTCACTGAGGCCGAGACACGCGGGCCCGAAGCTCCGACGCCGGCGGCGCAGATCCGAGCGGCAGTCATCGCGCAGCTCGAGGGCGCCGGCGTCCCACGTGAGACCGCCGAGACGTACGCGACGCTCTACGAAGCGGCACTCGGAACGATCGCCGAACGCGCCGGCCTCGATCCGGCCGCGCTCTACGCGAGATACGGCCTGACGATTGCGCGACCCGACTTACTAGAGGCAACGGCGGCCGCACAGGCCGCCGCTGGTGGGGCCGGTGGAGTCGTTTCTCCTCCGGCGGCTGCGCCGGTCCGCCTTGCACCGGAGGCTCAGCCGACTCTCCTGGAGCCGACTGCCGCTGCTCCAGCTGCGCCGGCGCCTCTTCTGCCAGAGATTCAGCCGACTCCGGCGCCCGCGTCACAATTGCGACTCTTCCAGAAGCTGCTGAAGCCACCGGGGCGGGAAGAAGTGCTCGAACAGATCGGCGCCGAGTTTGCCGCACGGGGAGAGGAGCCCGCCGCAGCGCCAGCCACGGGCGCGATCGGACGCACGCCGACGATGCAAGAGGCGGCCGACCGCATGGCCGAGATGATCGCTCGCGGGGAGGAGATCGTCACACCCGAAGCGCGGGCAGTCTTGATCGAGCAGCAGAAGGTTGAGGCGGCACGCCAGGCCGCAGCCCAAGCCCGCCGTGAACTGCTGGTCCCACGATTCAGCCTCGAGGCGATCGGATCGGGCGAGGGCGCGCAGCCGTACGCGTGGGGTTTGTATTTCGCATCGAAACGGGAAATCGCGGAGGCCTACGGCCAGCAGAAGCTCCCGATTCCGGAGGACGACGATTTTCTCGATTGGGACAAGCCGGCGTCCGGGCAATCGCCCAAGGTACAGGCGGCCTTGCGGGGCCTCGGGATCGAATGGGAGGACGTGGCTATCCCCTCAGTCCAGGAGGCACTCGAGCTCTTCCAGTCGCCGCGCCTCCAACAGCTCGCCGCCGAGGACGTCGGCATCCGCGAGGACGTGCGTGAGGGCTACCACTACGCGCAGCAGGGCGATGAGACCGCGTTCCGCACTTGGTTCTATCGCAACGAGGGCCTGTTCACCGGGCGCGGCCGACTCGATCCGACCGGTGAGCAACTCTACCAGGAGATCGGACAGCGCGCCGCGGAACAAGAACAAGGGCCGTTCCCGATCCAACAGACTGAGCCGGAGGTTCCTTTCCAACAGCTCGCTTCGCAAACCCTGGCCGCGCACGGCGTCGCTGGCATCCGCTACCTCGACGGGTTTTCGAGGGCGGCGGGAGCAGGTTCCGCGAACTTCGTGGTCTTCGATGACAAGCTCGTTCAGATCACCGAGTACTACCAGCGGCGTCGATTCATCCCACGAGCGCGACCCACCGGTCTGGAAGCGGATCGGCTGAACCAGGAACTCGACGGTCTCACCCAACAGATTCGCGATGCCGCGCCTCCTGGCAGTCGCCTTG